AGGAAAAGTTATGGGAAAAAATTGGTCTATGTCTAGCGTTAAAATTCCAACTATACCAAAACTTGATACAGGTACCAATTTTGTGCCTAATGATCAATTAGCATATATTCATAAGGGTGAGGCAGTAGTGCCTAAAAAATTTAATAGTGATATTTATTTTAATAGAGGAAATGATGAAACAAATGATTTGTTAAGAGAACTTATAGAAACTATAGAAAATAAAGATACAGATATATATTTGGATGCGAGCAAAATAGGAGAATCAACAAGAAAATATTTAGTTAATCAAAAACGAATTATGGGAAGGAGTGTTGTTTAATGGAAATCTGGAGCACAAAAACAAGCATGGATGGAGAATATATAAAGAGAAGAACCCCTAGTTCTTATAGTGGCGATTGTGAAGATTTAGATGCAAATAGCTATCGTTCTAAGGCAACTGGAAATTTAATTGATACAGTTATATCAACGAGGTGGAGCAAATTAAAATTTAGTTATAAGTGTTTAAGTGAAACAGAATTTTATGAAATTGCAGAAATTATTAAACAGAACCCGATTTATGCAAAATGTTTACATCCTATATATCAAAGTGGCTATATAGAAGCGCAGTTTAGATGTTCAAAATTTAGTTGGGAAATACTTGAGACAGGAGATTATACTCTGTCTTTTAATTTGGTACAAAAGAAAAAGGTAAGTGATCAATAATGATAGAAATATATTTTGATGATGTACTAATAGATAGTGATTATTACGCTGGTATAACTAATAGTTTTAAATTGTTCGACGAGGAGTTTATGCTAGGAACAACGGCATCAAATACATTTAATATTGAAGTCCCTTATGGTGCTGTTTCTAGTATTCCGACCAATGTAAAAATAAAATGCAATAATAAAGATTATGCAAATTTAATTGTGGACAATTATGAATTGAAAGACAATAATATATTACAACTGAAACTAACCGATAAAATGACTCTTCTAAACGTTTCTTATGATGCTAGTTCTATTGTTCCATGTACTATAAAAGAAATTTTGCAAGATATATGTTCTAAAGTTGGAGTCGACTTGGGAACCAAAACAATGATTAATGGTAATGTTGTTGTTGATTACTACGATAACACATTAAATGCTAGAGATTATATAAGTTATATTGCGGAATTAAATGGAGGATATGCTGTAATAGGACAGGATGGGAAATTGTATTTAAAAAGATTTAATACAACTCCAGTAAATATAGATATGGATGAATGTGAAGATTTTAAAGTTGGACAACATCATGTCATTGAACGAGTTGTGTTTGACAATGGATTATTAAAATATGAAACATCTAATGATGAAACTTTAGAAACATTATATTTAAACTCTGACAATGTATATATAACTAGTAAAGAAATATTTAATAATATAGCTAGCAAAATTCTTGATTTTGAATTTTATTGTTTTGAAACCGGAAATTGCAAGATCAATTCAAATGTTTTGGCTGGAGATTTAATCAAATTTACCGATGGAGTAAACAATTACCAAACAATAGCTCAATATAGTCTTGATTATAATGGCGATTGGATAGGAGGATATAGTTTACAAACAAATTCAAAACATCAAGATGAAACAAAACAAACTGGACTTGAAAAAAAGATAAAAAAATTAAGTGTTGAACTTGATAGAAATACAGCAGAATTAAAAATAACGGCAGAAAATACAAATACAATAAGCAATAAATTAAACAATGATGTATATACAAAGTCTCAGGTTGAAGAACTGTTATTAAATGCAGAATCAGGTCTTACTAATATATTTACAAATTCAGGTGGAAATAATCTTTTACGAAATACTGCACCTTGGTATATGAAAAGCGAAAATACTGGGGAATATTGGACAGGAAACTTGAAACAAATGGTTGAGCCTGAAGCTAAAAGTGGTTTTGCTATTCTTACACAACAAGGTACTTTAAGTCAAACTATACAAATACCAACAAAGACAGTTAATGGAGTTGTCGAAGGATTGATATGTTCTATTTCGTTTAAATATAAAAGATTGGTTGATGGCGCAGAAGGTACTATCAAATATAATGGTAGAACAATTACTCTCGGAGCCAGTGGAGAAATACATACTTCAGGCGAAGTGAAACAAGTATTTACACTAGAAATTATAGCAAACTCAAATAATGGTTTTGAAATATATGATTTAATGATGAAATATGGCGAAGAAGGGGCAAACGGCATGCTACTTTGGACACAAAATGCTAATGAATCGTATAGTGAAACAGTACAAATTGGCGAAGGAATAACAGCTATTTCTAGCACTACGGACACTAAAGCAACCATGAACAGTGATGGCTTTAGAGTAAGAAATAAAACAACGGGAGAGTCTGTTATGGAAGGAACTTCCACAGGTGGAAAACTTAGAGATTTAACTGTTACAAATAATTCAAGAATAAGCGGATTAATAATTAGAAAATCAAAAACAACAGGTATCACATCAATTAATGGGGAGGAATCATAATATGGCACAAAACACGATTAATGTAAAAGCAAAAGGCTATTCAACAGCAAATGCATATCAATTTAGAATTACTGCAAATGATACAGGTAATATATCAGGTTCAAAAAGAGAGGTTGAGTGTTATTTAGATTCATATGCTACTAATCCAGGTGGATTTTATGATTATTCGCTACCAAGAGCCTATATTTTAATAGATGGAGTACAGTATCAAAGTGCTGTCGTTAGCAAAATATGGCCGAGAGGGCAATGGGTACGTTTGGTTACTTGGAAAGGATATATCGAAAGCAATAAAACAATTACGGTTACGGGGCGTTTCAATTCAAATTTAGAGAGCGTTAATTATATGCCAGTTAAGGGTAATAATGATGTAAGTGTAAATTTAGAATTAAATGGTGTAGCATCAAAATTAAATAATACATTTTCAGCTCTTACATTCGATGTGGAACAATCAATCACATTAGATATTACCAAATATGTTGAAAGTTACACACAAAATATAAGGTGGGTTATATATAACGAAACAACACAAATAGAAACGTTGTTTGCGACATTTAATAATGTTGAAAATGGAAGTGTAATTCAATTATCACAAGAACAATTAAATGCTTTATACCAAAATACCACCACAATTAAAATGCCTGCATTAGGAATGTATTTAGATACTTATGATGGAGAAACATTAATAGGTAGTGACAGAGTACCTATGGTAATAAGAATTTTGAATGCAGATCCAATATTTACTGATTTTGATTATGCAGATAGTAATTCGATAACCAATTCACTAACAAATAGTGCGCAAGATATAATTTTAGGATATTCCGCTTTAAAAGTAACAATTCCTACATCAAAAAAAGCGGTTGGACAAAAATATGCCACTATGCAAAGCTATATAATTGATACCGTGCCAATCAATTATAGTGAAAATGAAATAAATTTAGAAATTCCTAATTATAATTCAAATAAAATAATTGTTTCAGCCATAGATTCAAGACAAAAACAAACCAATGTTGAAAAACAATTAAACATTATAAATTACAACCCTGTTGAAGTTAATACAACAGAAGTTGAAATTGAAAGAACAAATGGAAGTGAAGAAGAAACTAAAATTAGTTTTAGCGGTACATTTTGGAACGGTAATTTTGGCAAGACTACCAATTCTTTAACAATTTCATATAAATATCGTTTAGCTGGTTCAACAGGGGACTACTCGACAGGAACGACAACAATTACTCCAACGATTAATGAAAGTTCATTTAGTGTAGTAGATAAAGCTATTTTAGGAGATACAGACAGCGGATTTGATATTTCACAATCATATGAAATTGTATTTGAAATAAAAGATAAATTAGAAGATTTATCAAAATGTGAAATTACATGTATTCTTTCTGCTGGAAGAAATGCCATTGATATAAAAGGAAATAAGGTTTTAAAAATAAACAATGTTCCTTTTGAAGAACTTATACCAAAGGTGGCAGATTATGTCTTTGAAAGCGGTAGCAATAGCAATGGAAATTATATAAAATATACTAATGGAACAATGATTTGTACGAGAAAAATTAATTTAAATTCCGTAAACATTCAAAACGCATGGGGAAGTCTTTTTCAATATATGAATACAACATTTTATAATTACGCACAAGAATTTATAGAGCCACCAACATTACAATTGACGGCAAAAGCAACAAGTGATGCTGGATTTTGGTTGGGTGATTATGGTAATAACTCAATGCAAACCAAAAGTGGATTTTCAGGAATATGTTTATTAAGACCGACAAAAAATATTGTAAATGCAGTTATTTTTATAACTGCAATTGGAAAATGGAAATAGAAAGGGAAAAGAAATGGAAAAAATAATATTATCGTTAGGAGAATTAATAACAGCTATTTCAATAATAATAGTTGCTGTAAATAAAATATTCAAAACTAAACTAGACCCTATTAATAGGTCAATTGAAAAATTAGATGAAAATCAGTGTAAAAATTTTTTAGTTACATTTTTAAAAGCACTAGAAAAAGGTGAAAAAATGGATGAAGCAGAAGTAAAACGTGCTTACGAAGTTTACGACCACTATATAAATGATTTACATAAAAACAGTTATATTCATAATAAATGGGAAAAATTAATGAAGTAGGAGGAAAAAATTATGTTTAAAATAGAAAACAAAACTATAAAAATTAATAGAGGAGATATTGGGACAATAACACTTACAATACCAGATCATATATTTCAAAAAGGCGATGTGATAACTTTAGGCGTTTATACAAAAAAAGGACTTCAAAAGGAATCTAAATTGCTTAAAAATGTTGTAGTAGAAGAAGCAACGACATCAGTTGATATTTCACTAACAAAGGAAGATACAACAATTGATGAAATACAAAATAAGCCTATTACTTATTGGTATGAAATACAATTAAATCACGAACAAACAGTTGTAGGATATGATGATGAAAGTACAGCAGACTTCATTCTTTATCCTGAAGGAAGTGATATCAAATGATAGAAGCAAAAAAAACATTAGTAGGTCAAATATCTTCTAATCAAAATTTACGTGGAGAACTTTTACCAAGAGGTCCTAAAGGAGATAAGGGCGAAAAGGGCGATAAAGGAGATAAAGGAGATACTGGAGCAAAAGGTGCAGATGGTAAAGATGGTGCAATACAATATGAAGCAGGAGAAAACATCACAATAGAAGGTAATGTAATTAGTGCAACAGGTGGTGGAGGAGGAGAAAATATTGCTTACACAATAGATGTTCAAGGAACAGAGAGTAATCCTACAATTATAGACAGAACTAAATTAAAAATAGGCGATTACATTTTAGTAAATGTAGAGAATACAAGATTTAAATTCACTGATACTACAAGTGGTACAGCGTTCTTATATAATGGTTTATACCAAATTTCAAATATGCCAAATAATCCTTCTACTGATAACCCCTGCATATTACAACTATTACCCAATTATTTTAGTAATTTGGGTGGTGTTTATTTTAGCACTTTATTAATATACAATTATGTATCTATATCAACAAAGGAATATAACTTAAATACCAATGGGCAAAAATATGTTGACACGAGTTCTTTTCAATATATTTATGGATGGAAAAAGTTTGGAAGTACGATTGATGTTCCAACACCATCATCTGATAATAATGCAACCAACAAAAAATATGTAGATGCTTTGCCAACTACATATTCAGGGTATGACGCTACCAAAACTCAAGTATTAAAAAATATAAACGGAACCTTAACATGGGTTGATGAATAAGAAAGGAAATAAAATTATGGGATTAATAAAAAATGATGGATACAATTTAAAAGGAGTAAATATAACTCCTGCATATGCTAAAATAACTAAACTATTTGTAGATGATACAATAGCAAGAGCATATTTTGGCATTAGTAATTCTAGGAAAAACCTAGAAGCAAATACTCCTATTGATGAGATATATTATGAATGTGAAATCAATAGAGAAAATGATGAAGTTTTTAAAGATGTTTATACAAAAGCAAAACAAGATATTTTCACAGGATGGCAAGATGACATTGTAAGGGAGTGATTTTATGTTAGATTTTAATTTAATAAAAAACATATTAATAGTAGCAATAGGTAGTTCAATAATTACTACTGCAGTTGTACAAAAAATAAAAGAAAGTCTAAATAGCAAAAAGTATTTATGGTTAATTTCTTTAGGAGTATCAATGGCAATAGGCACTCTTTTTGCCATATGTTTTAGTGATTTATCAATAGTTAATTCTTTATGGGTAGGTCTAATAAGTTGGATAGGAGCAGATGCAATTTATAAATCATTTGAAGATAAAATATTTAAACCTTTTTCAAAAATGCAAGAAGTAGTCGAAATTCCTAAAGACCAAATAAAAACATTGGAGGAATTGGAAAATGAAGTATTGTAAAATGCCTCTTAAATTTAATGGAATTACTGAAGCATATATGAGTACTGAAAGTCCTTACTATTCAAAATCTAACCCTCATAAAGGAGTGGATTTAGGATGGAATGAATATCAAGGAGAACCTGTATATGCTATTAATGATGGAGTTGTTATGTTCGTTGACAAAACGACAGGAAGTAATAATGCAGGAAATTATATATGGATTAAACATGAGTTTACTGACTATGCTTTATGGAGTAGATATTGTCATTTAAAGGATAATTCTACACTTGTAAAAGTAGGACAAAAAGTTACTAGAGGTCAACAAATTGCTTCTATGGGTGGAACATACGGATATGCTACACATTTACATTATGAAATGTGGAAAACACCAAAAAATTGGAAATTTAACTGGAATGACAGAATGAAGTATTTGGTAAACCCACTTAATTTTACTTTTGCTTTTGAAGACCAATCAATTGGAACTGGTGAATTAAGCAAAGTAATTACAAGAGTTTTGGGTACTTCAAAACAAGCAAAAAGAGATACTTCTAAAAACCAAATTGAAGTTGTAGGAGAGTATTTAAGAATTCGCAAAGGTGCTGGAACTAATCAAACTATACTTGGTTATATTGACTATGGTATTTATGATTATACTGAAACAAAAAATGCGAATAATTATACTTGGTACAATTTAGGTTTTGGTTGGATTGCAGGAACGAAAGAAGATACTAAGATTTACCCAAAAGAAGAACAAACAGATGATAAAGACAAAAAAATAGCAGAATTAGAAGAACAAGTTAAAAAACTTGACACCGAATTATTGGCACAAAAAACGTTCGTAGAGAAACAAAAGGAAGAAATAGAACAATTAAACGAAAAACTATCAAATTACGCAAATTTAAAAGAACATAAAGTAGATAAGACAGAATATATAACATTAATAAACGGAGACAGAATATATTTTTAGTCTCCATTTTTTGTTGCATAAAAGCTTGACTTTTTAATAAAATTATAATATTATATGTCTCAGCAAGAAGGAATAATGCCAAATCAGTTATCAAAATGTCAAGTAAAATTGCTTATAAAATGTGAAATTGCTTGACAATGATATATTTGAATGATAATATTAATGTATAAAGTATATTTGTTTTTGCTGATGTATATTTTTGTTGAGGTTGAATATACTAAAAAAGAGATATCCTAATTTTGTGTGTTAGGTGTTCTCCGATTATAGGGATGCACCCATACTACTAGTTGTAGTTAGGTGCTTTTTTGTTAGTCTTTTTTTGAAAGTTTTTCTACAATAAGTAGTAAAATTATTATGGCAAGTAAATACTCCATATATGTTTCCTTTATTTATTTCTTTCATCGGACCACCTCCTTTGTATTTTTTTCTACACGGAGGTCACACCTAACTATTAGAATATCTCAATTACATGATAAACCAAAAAAATAAAAATAGCAACATATATTTTAATTTGTACTGTTCTATTTATAATTTTTTTTAAATATGGATAAAAAATCTAATTCAGGGTAATGCTCTTCAAAAGCAGTTTGCCCGACTTCTTTTAACCAGTTATCAAAATTTTTATTAAAATGAACTCCTATATTACTCATATTATGAAGTTCAGGCTTTAACCAAACAAATAAACCATATTTTTCACTATTTTGTCTATTTCTTCCTTCAAAAATGTGATGTTTATGCCAATATGGAACTGGTATATTTGAATAAATTTCGTTATCTGGCATTATGCTTTTTTTCATAATTTATAATTAGCAAAAATTACTCTAAAATTACTCTCACATGGGAGTAATAATTGATAAATAAATGTAATGTGTGGAAAAATAACCCTTAAACTATAAGACATTAATACAATATATTGTATTAAAAAAATCTCGTACGGGTCACCAATTAATTAAATTAAATCCTTATTTTATAAGGATTTTTTATTTTGTTACTCTCAAAATTACTCTCACTTTGTGTTTACTAGTAATATTTATCAGTAGTTTCTGCTATCTCCTTTCTTATTTTTGTTGATAAATGACCATAGTGATTCACTGTGGTTGAATAATTAGAATGGCCTAATCGCTCACTTATGTGGTATAATTCTTTACCTTCTTCCATCATTGTCGCAACATAAGTATGTCGCAAATCATACATTCTTATTTTTTCAACATTTGCTCTATCACAAAAATAATAGAACGATTTTCTTAAACTAACATCTGATATAGGCTTATTTGTTGTTCTATTTAAGAATATTAACTCATTATCGTTTACTTCATATCCTAATTCGTGAATTAAGAAGTATTTATAGCTATTAATTTCATTTATCAATTTATCCGTAATATCTATTACTCTTTGTGATTGATATGTTTTTGTATGTGATATAAAGTCTTGTGAATTTTTGTTATAATTTATAGAATGTAATATTGAAACACTTTTTGTTTCTTTGTTAAACATATCAAAGGTCAATGCTCTTGTTTCCCCAATTCTATCTCCTAGTGTAAATCCTATTAATGTAAGTATTTTTGTTCTGTAAGCAGTCTCTTTATAAATATTGTTTTCTATACAATTATTTATTTCATCTAAAAATTTTTTTAAATCATTGGTTGTCCAAAATTTCATTTTTGGTTTTTCTGTTTTATATTTTGTAATACCTATCATAGGAGAATAATATATATATTCCTCTTTAATACACCAATTGAAAAAAGTTTTTAGTTCTTTTAATATTTGATTTTTTTGTTTTAAAGAACAATTTTGATTTTCAATAAAGGTTATAAAATATTGTTTGTTTAATTTTGTTAATTTTACATTTATTTTATTTTTTAAATATTTATTATATGTTCTTTCTTTTCTTAATAGCGTGTTATATTCCAATTTTGCCTCGTATTTGCACCAAGTAATATATTTGCACCACATGCTATCAAAATCTTCCTTATTAAGTGTTTCTGTTGCTTTTGCATGTCTAATTTTAGGATTATCTCTAATTTTTAATGCTTCTTCTAATTTCATTATCTTTTTACCTTCTACAGAAGCTATAGAAGTTTTAACTGGTTTGCTTAACATGATAATATAATTTTTATTTTTGATATTTCTATATATATTTTGGTATCTTGTTTTTTCATATTTTTTTAAATCCATAAAATCACTTTCCTTTCAAATTTGCCTTGAAATAAATGATTTTTTCCTGTATAATTAAACATGGAAAAAGAATATTTATTTCGTGGTAGATTTATTTATTTAATTTCCAATTGATCCGTGTTCCAGCACGGGTCTTTTTTTTATTTTGTTTCAATTTGTTTTTTTTACTTTCAAATGGGTCATTAGGATTAGCATACCTTGCTAAATCGGTTAATGATATATATTCTTCATTTTCATTCTCATAACACCATTTTTGTTATTCACAAGTATAATCGCTTAGAATATCGTTTTTAAATGTATTAATAGATACATTTTTTGTATACATGGATGCTTGTTTTTCATCGTATGCATCACCAAGAGTTTGCTTGATTTTATCAAGCTCGACTTTTGAGTAATCAACATCAATTGTAAATTGTAATGTTTTATCATCTTTTTTCGTATACTTAATATTTATACCGTCGATTTCACTTAATTTTTCAGCAAATAAATTACCAAAAGATAATGTCATATCTATATAATCAGGGTTCACTTCGGCTATATTAGTTTCAGAAACAGATGTTACTATATTATTTTTGTATTTTACTACCATAGTATCAGTTATTTTATATCCATCATCATCATACTCTGTTTTTGTACAATTTAATGTTCCCTTACTTATATCTTTGCTTGAATTGCTTTCAGATGTTCCACATCCTGTTAATAAAATTAAACAAAAAATAATACCAATTAACATTTTCTTTTTCATTATTACACCTCACTTTCATACATATATTTAAAAATATCTATACTAGCATATTTTTATTCATTTTTTTTAATTATAAAATCTTTATTTGCAATGGCAAAATCAATTAATTTTTTAGCATCTTCTTCTGTTATATTTTCATCCATTAATCCTTTTTCTCTTAATATTTTTTTGTAGTCTTCAGTTGTTTGATTATAGGAGGTATTAGTTTTTAAATCAGTTCCTAAAAAGGTTCCTAATTCAGTAAGTGGTATTTTAAAAGCATTTAATACATTAACAACATTATCGATAGATGGAGTAATAATATTATTTTCCCATCTTCCTATGGTTGATTGATTAACGCCAACTAATTCTCCTAATTTGCTTTTTGACATTTTATTTTTTTCCCTTAAATATTTTAAATTAGAACTGAAATAATTTTTCATTTATTTCCTCCTTTCACTATGATTTTACAACAGTTTTATAAAAAAATCAATAAAATGTGTGCAAAATCGCATAAAAAGTATTGACATGTGCGAATAAGTATAGTAGAATTGAAATTGTTAGGAGGTAATTATGGAAGAAACTATAAGGAAATATATTGCTGATGAATTAAGGTCATTACGTGCTAAAAACAATATTAGTCTTGTAGAACTAGCGAACATTCTTAAAATAAATAAGGATACTATATCACGATATGAAAATGCTAGTTCATCTATAAATATAGATACTTTAGAAACATTTTTAAATTATTATAATATAGACTTTGATATTTTTTTTAGCAATGTATGTGCGAATAAGTATAGTCAATTGCAAAAAGAAGAAACATAGGAGAAGTAATGAACCATTCAGAAAAATTAAAGAAGTTAAGTTGTTTGAAGTTCTTTATAAAGATTAAAAAAGACTAGATATTTAGGAATATCTAATCTTAAGAAAATTAGTGACTATAGGAACTTTTCCCTATAGTAACTGGTTTAGAATTTAGTTCTACTAATTTGTCGTATATTTCTTCAATTGCGTTTTTAACTTCATTATTAACTTCATTTTTAGAGTTAGCAGTTAATAATTTAGAGTTAACCATGGAAATAACAATATCTTTAGTAGTTTCTAATAGTTCTTTATTAGTCAATTTAATTTACCTCCTTTCAATTCAATATTGTAAAAGAGGTTAAGTAAAAAATCAAATAAAATCTACCACGAAAGGAGAATAAAAAATGAAAGAGTATTATAATGCAAAGGATATTCAAATTGTAATAGGATGCGCTCAATCTAAAGCATACATGATAATTCGTGAATTACAAAAGAAATATCAAAAAAAATTCCCTGAAGCAATAACAATACAGGGAAAAATACCAATATGGTACTTTAACGAAGTTCAGGGGTTAAGAAAAAAGGAGGACTAAGTTATGAAAACAACAAAAAAAGGACGCCACGATAAGAAGTCCCTTTGCAAATATATTGCAATTATATTATACAGCATAATAGCAATAATTGCAATGGCAAAACACGGATTTAATATAATCGAGTTGTTCTACTATACAATGTTTGGAATAACACTAAATTTTGGTATAGATGATATTAAAGAAACAATGAAAGAAATATTTTAATAGGAGGCAATATGATTAAAAACTTTGTAATATACAATGAAATTTTTAGGTTAATAGACACAATAAATCCTATTAAAAAAAGAGATGAATTTTTAGGTAAATTAATGGACTTTTATTTTAAAGAACAAAAACCGAAATTTGAACCAAATAGTTACGAAGAAACAATATGGTTAAATATTTCAAAACCAATAATAGCATATAAATCCAAGGTTGTTAATGGTAGTAAGGGAGGTAGACCTAAAAAAACCGAAACTAAAACCGAAAATGAAAGCGAAACTCAAAGCAAAAATAAAACAACATCAGATGTAGATGTATTTGTTAATAATAATGTTTTAGAAAAGATAGGGTGTGGGGAAGAAAAACCTTTAAATATTTATGAGTTTATAGAAAACAATTTTGGAAGATTGTTAAGTCCTATTGAATATGAAACAATTAATCATTGGAAATCAGAATATGAGGAAGAAATAATAAAATATGCAGTACGAAAATCTGTTCTAGGAAATGTTAAAACATTTGCTTACACAGATGGAATATTAAAAAATTGGAAATCATGTGGTTATAAAACACTTCAAGAAATTATAGATAACAATAAAAAAACAAAAGAATTTGAATGTATGAAAGAACCAATAATCGAAGAAAGGACAGAAGATGAAAGAAGAGAAATTGAAGCAATTGAAAATGGCACTTACAGAGCATAAAGATTTAATTTTAAAATTAGATAATGATGTTTTTAAACTATCGTGGAATACTGATATGCAAAAATATCAAGGAACACTTGGAATATGGACTATTGGTGTTTTATTGGATATTGCAAATGGAAAAATAAACGGTGCAAGTTTGGAGGTATCGAAATGAAATGGATGATAAAGTATAACACATTGAAAAATGAATACGAAACATTTATTAAACAAACGAAAGATAATTTGTTTACAAAAACAATCGAATTAAAAATTTTAAAGGATAGAAACAGGGATTTAGAAAAAACAAACAAAGAATTAAGAAAAAAAATAAAGGAATTAAAAAATAAGGAGAGATAGAATATGAAAGAAGAAAAATTAAAAAAATTTAAAAAAGAAACTATTAAAGCGATAAAAATGGAAGAAGATGCTGGAATTGTAATTACATCAGCAGGAATAGGTATGATAGGTACTAAATTTGACTTTATTATGATGTTTGGACATTTAGCAACAAGATTATATGAAAACGGAGTAAAAAGAGAATTATTAAGAGATATTGTAGAATCATCGACATTAAATAAACAAGAGGCAGAGGAAAAATTTCATGAAGCAATGAAAAATATTGAAGATATGCTTACTAATTTAGGAAAAAAGAAAGGTAAAAAGAAAAATGATAAAACCATTTAATGAATTAGTGAAAGTTGATATTTCAAAATATTTAGTAAAAAAACCAAATTTTATTTGGGATAAAATAAAAAAAGAATTTGTTATCAAAGGATATTTCAATTATCTTAATTGGGCAAAAGGTTTAGAGCTATTATATGAATTTGGTGCAGAGGATGTACAATTTAAGCCTATTAAAAATGAATTAGGACATTCAGTATTTTATAACAAAGAATTAGGAGGATTAGGATGCCCTGAGATTAGATTATGGATAAAGATTGATGAAAAAGAAAGTGAAATTACATATCCATTAATTAGAGGTAGTAAGGTTCTTGATAAGATAGACCAATTAGATATAGAGGTTGCAAGACAAAGAGCATTCACAAAAGGAATTGCAATTATGACTGGATTAGGATTATCAGAATGGATCAAAACAGATGAAGAAATAGATAAAAATAAAGATGACCAAATGCAAGATACAGAAAGTGAATTAGAATTACAAAGAACTAATACACAAAATAAATACATTGAAGTTGCAAAAATGCTTGGTGGTGCAGATAAATTAAATAAATCAATAGAACTTTCAAAAGTAGAATTGGAAAAGTTATTTAAATCAAATGTTATACAAGATTTAAAGGATTTAGAAACAAAAATTACTATTGCTTCAACTAATGCTAAGTAGGTGCTTTAATGATTAAAAGTACAAATAGTAGAGTAGGTATTATAGGTGCTAGTGATACAAGATATGTAATGATGAATTTTGAAACTGCAACATTTAAGAAATGGTGGTTAGAAAAAATTGGTCTTGCAGAACGAAAAGATATTTCTAACATTTACATGGATACTGGAACGATGTTAGAAAAACCAGTTATAGATGCTTATTGCAAGAAGAAAGGTATTAAACTCAACTATGGTGACGAACCTTTTATTAGTAAAGAATATGAAAGGTTGGTTGTTAATTTAGATGCTTACAATGAAACAAAAAATGTAGAAGTAAAATGTGTTGCATATAATAAGGCTTTTAATTGGCAATTTAAATTAGATCGTAATTATTACCAACAAGTACAAGTTCAAATGTTAGCAAGTGGATTAAGAAAAACAATTGTATTAGCTTATGGTTTATTAACAGAAGATTATGACTTTAGCAATTTAGTAAATCCAAAAATTGATGAAGATAGATTATTTGAAATTGAAGTTGAATATGATAACGAATGGTTAGAGATGCAATACATACCAAAATTAAAATATCTAATATATTGTTTTGAAAATAACAAAATACCTACTGAAATAGGTTTTGTAAGGAGGATCAAATGTATTTAGAAATAGATGAAAAACTAAAAGATAAAATAGAAAAAATAACAATTACTGATTATGATTTCAAAGGCAATTTTTTACCTAGCGAAAGTATAACATCAATATTTGAGGATCTAATTTATGAAATAGATAGATTAGAAGAAAAATACGAAGATTTAGAACAAGATATGGAAGACAATTATATAAAAAGGCCTATGAGTGATTACACAGGCGATAGATACGATGATAGATTTTAGGAGGATTATATGAATATTGCAATATTAATAGGAAGATTAACAAAAGATACAGAATTAAGATATACGGCAACAGGAACGGCAGTAGCACAAAATACTATTGCCATAAACAGACCTAAAAGAGATGAAAAAGAAGAAACCGATTTTATTAACATTGTTGTGTGGGGAAAGCAAGCAGAAAACTTTAGCAAATATTGTTCTAAAGGGAATCTAGTAGCATTAAAAGGAAGAATTCAAACAAGAACATACACAGACCAAAACGGTCAAAAAAAATATGCTTTTGAAGTTGTAACAGATAGCGTACAATTTTTAGAAAGCAAAAAGGAAAAATCAAATAGCGAAGTACTTAAACAAGTGATGACAGCAGACCCTTTTGCAGAATTTGGAAAAGAAGTAAGTATTAGTGACTATGACTTACCATTTTAGAAGCGAATTGAAATTGTAGTATGGAATTAACAGCAAAAATAGAAAATGTGATACCTAAATTATTTCAATTAGATAGAGACAAACTATATGACATAAAAATAGAAGAACATAAAGAAAAACGCAGTCTTAATGCTAATTCTTATCTTTGGGTATTATGTACCAAAATAGCAGATAAACTAACAACAGGATATAATCCAGTAACAAAAGAAGAAATATACGAACAGATGCTTAAATCATATGGTCAGTCAATTATGATTCCCGTAACACTTAATTCCAAACCTGATGGATATTTTAAGTATTATGATTACAACGGAAGAAGTATTTTGAATGGCAAAGTAGCAGACTGGTATATTGTTTACAAGGGATCAAGTGAGTACAATACATATGAAATGTCAGTACTTTTAAACGGTGTAGTTGAAGAATGCAAGAATTTAAACATAGAAACAAAAACGCAACAAGAAATAATATCACTTTTAGATAATTGGGAAAAGTAAAAAAACATTAAAAATGCCATAAAACCACTCCTGGTTACTTGTTTAACTCTTTTACTTCTGCATACTAAAGCGAGTTTAGGCATTGTTGGCTTTAGTAAAGCTATTTGGAGGAATGAAATTAACAATTTAAAAGGAGAAAAGTAATGAAATTTTATTTATTTTATGAAGATGAAATATTGCAAGAAATATTAAATATTGAAGAAGTGAAAAATAAAGATGAAGATTTATATAAAAAAATTATGAATAAGAACTTTGATATATGGAATACTTATGTATTTGCTTGTAAATACGAATATCAAAGTGTTTATGAAATAGAAAGTAATTATAAATTAGAACAGCTTAAAGAATTATTAATACACGATTATTATATTGATACTTTAAAAATTGCAAATGTATTAGGTAAAGTAACTAAAATATTTTAGAAAGCAAAGGTGAAGAATAATGAAAATGAGGTTGATTAAATGAAACTACAAAACATTAGAAAAATGAATGATAGAGAACTTTACACTTTTATAAACAATATTTCTAATAACAATGGTCGTATTTGTTGCAAATGTGGAAACATAGTCTACCGAGAAAATAGAATAACTATTTCAAGAAATGTTGATGTAGCAACAAAAAAGATATGTTGTTTATGTAAAGAATGCTATGTTGATTTGTTAGACTGGTTAGGTGTAAATGATTGTGAGTAAGGAGGTTAATTAAATGAAATTTAAAATGAATGATATAACTTATGTTATAAAAGAAGTATCACAAAAAGAATATAAAGAATTAAGAGTAAAAGAAGATGAAGAAGATGATGTAGAAATTTCTGATGTTAAAAATGGTATTTATCAAGGAAGTACACATCATACAAAAGGTATTGTATATATAGATAAGAATTTGCCGCATGAAATAAAAAGAAAAACACTTATACATGAATTAACACATTGTTATATAAGAGAATACATTACCCATGAAGAAAAGACTTATAGTGAAGAAATGGTGGCTGATATATTAGCAAATAGCCACGATATCATACACAAAATTGTAGAAGATTATTTTAAGGGAGTTGATTAAATGAAATATCCATTAAGCAATTTAGATTTTGAAATAAGATAAAGGAGAAATAAGAATATGAATAAAGAAGTAATGGCAAAAGCATTGAATAAACTAATCACTGGAAATAGCTTTGAGGACAAATCAACGGATGATTATATTTATACCAGTTTAAGTCAACCACCAATAAAAATATTAGATAAAAGAAATTCCGATGATGAATTGAATTATATAGTTGAATGTCCTAATTGTCATAGTGCTGTATGTTATGGAACAGATACATTTATGTATTCAGGACATATTTATTGTTCAAACAAAGGTTGTAGAGAACAAGTTGTTGAAAAATACGAAAATAGTAAAAAAGATTTAATTTATGAGGTAGAGTAATGAAAAATCCTATAAGAAAATTATTTATTCCTAAGCACACTCCATATTGTCATCATTTTTTTAAATACAATAAAAAGTATGGTGTTATTTGTGCTAAACATTGCAAAAATTGGTGTATAAAATATAACAAAGAATATGATTGTAAACTGGAATATTGTAAATATTTAAAAGACTTTCTTTCCATACAAGATCAAGTAAAGGATTGTGGGGTATCAGAATGAAATTAGAAGATTATGACAAGTATTATATAAATGGTTCAGACCATTATTTAATGCCTAAAGATGAATTCGTTGAATTATTTGATGAAATGGTAAATTGGAGAGAAGAAAGTAAACAATTAAAAGAAGTTATTGATAAAATAAAAGAGTGGATTAATACAGTACAACAAAATAAAGATAATAAGCATTTAGACCCTTTTATATCTACTGATGAATTAGATGACTTATTAAATATATTAAATGAGGTGGAATAAATGAGCAAAGAAGATAAAAAAGCCTTATTAATAGGAATACCTTTGATTGTAGTATTGCTTATTTGTGCTACCATTACTTCACAAAAGGAAAATCAACAAAGATATGAAAATTGTATTAACAATGGTGGGAAAGCAATATTACAAGAAACAGGATATTTTGAAGGTTGTATTATTGGAGATGTTTAATATTATAAGAGGTGTCAGAATGAATTATAAAAATGCTTATGAAGAGATGAAAAAATTGTATGAATTATTACAAGAAGAAAATAAACAATTAAAAGATAAACTATCTAAAATAGAAACATTAATAATAAATCATAATTGTGATACTGGTGATATTTATTATAAGTATAATAGCAAATTTTTAAAAAGTGAATTAAAGCAAAGAATATTAGAGATAGTATATGAACAAGGAAGTGATAGTAATGAGTAGAGTACATTTAGGAATGAAAAGACCTGTAAGGCAATTTGAAAAACATTCTGTAAATTTATTAAATCTTATTGATGAAATAGAAATGTACCCACCTGATGATGAATTGCAAAAAGAATTATATATTTCAAGATTAAAATTAACATTTAATGACACTTTAATACAATTAAATAACATAAAAAACACACAATTAGAGTTGTTAGAGAAAGTAGAGAGTGATGAGTAAATGACTAGAGAAGAAGCAATATTATATTTAGAACATACTAGTAGTGATGATTTTAATTTAGAAGAACACCAAATTCAAAATAGATTAAATGCAATACAATTTTTATTAGAAGAAAATCAAGAATTAAAGAAACAACTACACGAAGCAAGTTTAACTATACAAGAAATGACAGAACAAGATATTGAATGCCCTAGCAATTGTGAAAAATTAAGAAGATTAAAGAAACAACTTGAAGAATGGAAATATCATTTAAAGTGTTCTAAAGAAATGTTAGATATACAAGGTCAAAAAGGTAATTATGATTATGATGAATATATGTTAGGTTTATATAATGGTATGGAATACATAATTTCATTATTTGAAACAAGAGAGCCTAATTATATAAATGGTAATGATGTTAATTTTACAAATAGTAAATCTCAACAAAAAGAGTTTAAAATTGTTTCTCCATCTGGAGAGATTTTAAAAATTTGGAATAGGAGGTAAATAATGAAATATTTAATAGAAGAAAAAGTTGGGTTTCCTTTTATAATACATTTTCACAAAAAATATTATGAGATAGGAGATATAGAAGTATATAGAACAGGTAAAGTTTATTTTAAAGATTTTCCTATTAAAAGTGGAATGAGTGTAAATGAGATTTTAAAAGCACTTAAAATAGTAAAGAAAGAATTAAGAAAACAAAAAATTAGAACTTGGTTTAAAAGTTGTTTAGGAGGTGATAAAGAATGAAATTAGAAGTTGGAATGTATGTAAGGCTACAAAATGATGCTGAAAATATAGTTATTATAAATAGAATTGCAAATGTATTTAAAACCACCATATTAACTGAAAATGATGGCAGTATCTATCAAGGAGAATATACAAAAGAAAATGTAGTTAAAGCCAGTTATAACATAATTGATATTTTGGAAGTTGGAGATGTAATAAAATTATTTATGGAAGATGATATAGATGAAGAAGATACTAATATATTTGAACTTATTGCTATTAATTACAATGATAATGAAATTGGTGTATTTAATTCTGATTTTCAAATAGAATTTTTCCCAATAGAAAATTTAAGAGAGATATTAACACACGAGCAAATGGAACAAAAGGCGTATAAGGTGGGTGAGTAAGCATGAATTTAAAAGAAGCAAGTAATGAAATAGAAAAAATAGATAATGAAATAGAATATTGGTTAAACGAAAAAGAAATAGTAATAGGAAAAATATTACCTGGTGCGTTGGATGTTTCAAAAGAAGTCGTAGCAGGTGGGACAAGAACTGACAAATTTTTAAATTACATTATGAAAAATGAAAAAATAGATTACGAGCTTGATAAATTATATGCAAGAAAAAACAATTTAGAATCCTATGTAGAAAATGAATTACATAGATTAGGAAAATACAAGGAAGTAGAAAAATTAATTATATATTATAAAGAGCAATGCTTAGAAAATTATACTTGGGAAGAAATAGGCAAAAAAGTATATATGAGTAAAGACAATTGTAGAAAAATATATAGAAAATGGAAAAAACAAAGAAACATAGATTAAATTGCCCACCTATGCCCACCTTTTTTATGTTAATATAGTATTGTAAGAAAATGACTCATAAATTATGAGTTATTTGTTATTAGTAGCATACTGGTAGTTAAAAACTTTGTAAAGGAAAGGTTATAGCTAGACATGTTCCTTGGGCCTGAAATAGGGCGTAGAGGTAGCGCCTCCCGAAAATCCAAACTACCGGTATGGTGCTAATAAAGGCACTAGAGCATTAAGATTTAAGTAATAATTTACGTGTTACCTTTGTAGGTGGCATAGAATATATATATATTAAATTCGGTTAGGTGGAATAACAGGAACTGGGAATTATCATAGGAAAAAAGTAAAATACCTAATTACTATGATTTAAGTACAAAAGACTGGTTTATATATATTCTATGGTGTCTATAAGGCACTGGAACTGATTTATTAAATTAGTTCTTCAAATATTTTAAATTGTTTGTTTATTCCCTATTGGTACGGGAATTCACTATCTCTAGTGGGTAGTGTCTAGTGATATATAAAAGTCTAGGGGCAAAAGGTAATAAAGTAAGTTAGTAGTGTGGTTTCTATGCTTACAATTCTCTTGGAGGACACCACAAAGTGTTATAGGCATATAACATAAACCTTTATATCATTAGACAGTATCTATTAAAGATACAATTGTAATCATAGTAAGAATTTTCTTACAGGCAATCTAAATGATTGCTTTTATTTTGGGTGTATAAAGGGAATAGGAACTATCAATAATTACTATTGGTGGGTTGGCAAGATAGTTAAAAGAGGTAAATATGAAAAGTATAACAAGGCAGATGATAAAGATTTATAATTTAAAAGAGCATGACTTTATGGGTTATAAATTAATTAAAGATAATGCAACATACCATCATTTAATAAAAAAAGAAAATGGTGGCAAAGAAACAATAGATAATGGTGCAATATTAATGCCTGTTAGCCATCAATATTTACATATAATAGAATTCAAAGAATTTAATATATATGATGCTGTTAACAAAATAATGACTATATGTAACAAAAAAGGATGTATAGAAAAAGAAGATTTGGTAATTATTAGCGAGTTATTAAAAATGTTTGAAAAAAAACACATTAAAGACAAAACTAGTAAGGGAAAATCATTAATAAGGTATCAGCATTTAGATAGAATATACAGATAAGTGGAGGTGTAATATGTTAACCATAAAACAAGAAAAATTTGTACAAAATATTGTTAAAGGTATGAGTCAAAGAGAAGCTTATAAAAGTTCTTATAATGCTAAAAACATGAAAGATGATACTATAGATAACAAGGCATGTAATTTGTTTAAACAGGACAAGATAAGGGCAAGATATGAAGAACTATTAAAGAGGATTGAAGATAAAGCAATCATGACAGCAGAAGAGAGACAAATATGGTTATCTAAAGTTGTTAAAGGAGATATAAAAATAACTAGAGAGTATGATGATGAAATAAAAGAATATGAGCCATATATGAGTGATAGATTAAAAGCAATGGATATTCTTAATAAAATGACAGGCCAGTATGTAGAAAAGGTTATGAATATACAACCACCAAATATTGAAGATGATGTTTAATGAATATTAAAATTAGTGAAATAATAGCACCTAATTTTTATGAATTACATAGAGATTTAAAAAGTGAAAAAAATACTCATTATTGGTTGAAAGGTGGCCGTATCTCCACTAAGTCTTCGTTTATAAGTATTGAAATAATACTTGGGATAATGAAAGATAAAAATGCTAATGCAGTAGCAATGAGAAAAGTTGGAGATACACTTGCTGATTCTGTTTATGCTCAATTAATATGGGCTATCGATAAATTGGGTGTTGGTTATTGCTGGGAAATGAAAGTGAGTCCTTTAAAATTAGTTTATAAGTTAACGGGACAAGAAATATTATTTCGTAGTGCTAATAATAAAGAGGACTATAAAAAAATAAAATCAATAAAAATAAAAAAAGGTTATTGTAAATATATATGGTATGAAGAGGTTGATGAATTCTTTGGTATGGAAGAAATAAGAAGCATTAATCAGTCGTTAATGCGAGGTGGGAATGTATTTAAAGTGTTTTATTCGTTTAATCCCCCCAAAAGTGTTAATAATTGGGTAAATGCAGAAATAATCATTCCTAAGCCAAAGACAATAGTACATCATAGCACATACTTAACAGTACCAAGAGAATGGTTAGGAGAGCCTGCTTTATTAGAAGCAGAACACTTGAAAAAAACAAATGAACTAGCATACAGAAATGAGTATTTAGGAGAGGCAACAGGTACAGGTGGAGCAGTATTTACAAATATAATTTTAGAAAAAATTACAAATGATGATATTGAGCATTTTGATAATATATTAGATGGTAACGATTTTGGTTATGCGGTAGACCCAAATTGTTATTTACAAATTCATTATGATAAGACACGCAGATGTCTTTTTATTTTTAATGAAATATATAAAGTCGGTTTAAGTAATAGACAATTGTATGAAGAAATAAAAAAAGTAAAAATAGGAAACAGCTATATTACTTGTGATAGCGCCGAGCCAAAATCAATTGATGAATTAAAAAGTCTTGGTTTAAGAGTAAGAGGGGCGAAAAAAGGACCAGATAGTATTGAATATGGGATAAAATTTTTACAAAAACTAGAATTTATAAAAATAGATCCTGATAGATGTCCTAATACAGCCAAAGAATTTAAAATGTACGAATATGAAAAAGATAAAATGGGAAATTTTAAAAGCAAATATCCCGATAGCAATAACCATAGTATTGATGCAGCAAGATATGCGGTTGAAGATTATACAATTTCAAATACATGGCAAGTATCAAATAGAAAATTAATGTAAAAGGAGTGATAACATGTTACAAATAGCAAATTTAGAAGAATTACATGCAAATGATATACCAAAATTATTAGAAAAAGTAAGGCCTGTATTAAAAAAAAGAAAGGAATTACATGATAAATATACTAGAAAAGCAGATGCATCAACAGTTATGTTTTCTGACACAAATTCAAATACAGTTATTCCGTTCGAAAAATTCATAACTGATTTGGCAACTGGATATTTGAGTGGAACGCCAATTTATAGTGTTACTGATACAACGGATGAAGATAAGAAAAGATTATTAGAATTATTATTGGATAAAAAACAACCGGATGCTGATTATAAAAAAGGTATGGAAATAATTATTAATTATGTTACTGGGTATAATGATGATTCAACAGAAAATTATGATTTATTTCATGATATTTTAGAAATGACAAGTTGTTATGAAATATTATATGAAAACGAAAATAATGAAATAGTGTATTCAAGATATGATCCGTTACAAACAGTAGCATGTTGGGATTATAATACACCTGTTAATTTGATAGGCTTAATAAGGACCTGGGATGAAGAAAATTTAAATGGTACTATAATAACTAAATTTGAATTGACAGATAAATATGGTACTAGAACATATGATATTAGAGGTAATGAAGTTATAGAAAGTGATAATCAAAATCACAATTGGGGAGATGTACCTGCTATAGCTGTTGAAACAGACTTTGCCATATTTGAGACATGTGAAGATATTGTTCAATCATATGAACAATTAATTCAAAATGTACGAAATACTTATCAATATAATGATAGCGATTGTAAATTAAAAATAACAGGGTATACTCCTGAACATCCAATGGTAGTGCCAGATGAAAATGGTGAACCTAAAATTAATCCAGCAAGAATAAAAGAGGATGAGGCATGGGTCAAGAGTTTGACTATTTATGTCGCAGAAGGTGGGGATGTTTCTTGGTTAGTAAAACAATTGGATGCTAACGGAGTAACAACAATACTAAAGGCATATATAGATTTAATGTTTCAAATTGCAGGAATACCGAATACAAGTGATTTAGCATTTAATTCAACCGATTTAAATGCAAGCGCAATTGATAGAAAATTTTATGTTATGAATATGGCGACAGCTTGCGTTGTTTCTCAATTGAAAAAAGCATATTTGAGAAGATGGGAATTAATTTTTGGAAGAATAAATTTAAAAAAAGACACTAATTTTGATTTTAGAGACATAGAAATAGATTTACCTAAGAACTTACCTGCGAATGATGATGAAAAAATTGATAGTATGTTGAAACTTCAAAATGTTTTATCACTACAAACAATTATTGAAAAATTAGGATATAATTACCTCGATGAAAAGAATAAAAAGGATGCTGAAGCAGAAGATAATATGCTAAATAACCTTGAACGTATGAAAATGCTAAGCGGTATTGATGATACAACAATAAAAGAGCAGGAAGGAACAGATAAAATCAAAGTTGATAAATCAAATGATGAATTAAAAGAAGAATCAGATGAAGAAAAAATAAAAAAGTAGGTGTTTCAAATGAATAATGCAGAAATACTGAGAGAAAGATGGAAAAACACAGATAAATATTTATTAAAATATCTTAAAAAATATAAAATTATAAATAGAAATACTAGAGATAATATACAAAATGTGTTTAATGAATTAAACATAGATTATAAGGATATAAATAAAAATATTTCTAAACAACAAAAAAACAAATTAGACAGATTTATATTAAATCTAAAAAAAAATAAATTGCTTAAAGATTATTTTGGATACAAAGCAAGATTAATATTTTCAAAAAAAAGTGTTACGTATTTAGAAATGATGGAAATAATGATAATGGCATGTTATATACAACAAAATGAAGATTTGAAAGAATATAATAATCTATTGTTTTATGAAGTATGTAAAGAAAGTTACGAACAAGGAATAAAAGATATAGGAAAGATAAAAAAAATCAAACCTATATCTTTTAAATTGCCAATACTATATACAATACTTAATATTCCAATTTTTAATGCAACGGCTGAAAGTTATTTATATTCTTTGGCTTTAACAAATGCTGAAGAAACATTTAAACAAGTATTAATAAATATGCAACTAAATAGAGAATTAAATGTTGATAATAAGTATTTTGAAAATTTGTTTAATAAACAAGATAATAGATTTATAAATATAAACAAAGATAAAGCTAGTGGTGGTGTTGCCAATATAGTTGAAAATATAACCAATTTGGCATATTTACAATCCGGAATAGATACTAATACGACAGAATGTAGGTTTATTGCTGAAATGGACAAAAGAACAACTAAAATGTGTGAAAGTTTAAATAATCAAGTGTTTAAAATAAATGAAATGAATACATATCAAAGGTATAGTGATGCGGATAAAAAAATTATAACATACCATACGCAAGGATTAGTAAGAGGCGAAAATTTACCTCCTATCAGTAATCATTTTCATTGGTGTAGAAGTACAATAACATACTTAACAGACATGCAAAGAAATGAACTTGATGAAAAGTTACAAACATTTAATGAAAAATTAGCCATTAGTAAATGGTTAAGTAGCGACTTCTATTACATTAACCAAAAAATGTATATAGATCAAAAACTTACAAAGGATGAAAAAAGATTAGTGAAAGATTTATATAGAGGTTTAAACAAAGAACCATATTATATTGCTAAAAATGATGAATACATAATAAGAACTCTTGAAGTTGATGATAATACTATACAGGATATTATAAATACTCACCCACTTAATAAAATATATAAATCTAAGGCCTTTGAATCATATTCTTTAAAAAATAATTATAATCCTAAAGGAAATGTGTTTTTTTATGTTAAGGGTAGCCAAAAAGCGAGAAACATGTTAAAATATAATCCAATGGAAAGAGAAGCTGAAGTTTTATATCAATATGGAACTAAGTTTATAACCAAAGATTATTATATTAACAATGGAAAACACTATTTCTTATTGGAGGAATTGTAATGGATAAAGAAAAATTGTTTAAAGATCCTCGTTGGACGACATATCAACCAGTACAAGTATTAAATATTGATGTACAGCCGACTGAAGATGACAAGAAAAAGGTTGAAGAATTTAGAAGATTTATTGATGAAACAATAGAAAATGAAAAAATGAAAGACACTAAATTAAAAAAATAGTGTCTTTTTTGCTACTATTTTATAGGTAGCTTAGAGTAGTTATGGAGTAGTCCTCAAGTAACTATTCTAAGGTGCTAATAAAGCACAAAGTCGATTGAATAAAATCGGCTTTTTTGGCGTGATTCACCGGAACGAATTATTTGGTTTTATCGACCGAGAAAGATAGGAGGAAGATTATGAAAGATAATCAATATTTAATGCCATTGAACATTCAGTTGTTTGCTGAAGGAGGAGATGGTAATGTGGTTACTGATGGTACCGAAAATCCAACAGATGGCAATTCAATTGAAAATAAGCAAGAAAAAACTTATACACGAGATGAATTAAACAAAATTATTTCAGCTGAAAAGGAAAAAGTAAAAGCAGAATTAATAAAAGATGCCGAAGCGAAGAGAACCGAAGCTGAAAAGTTAGCAAAGATGGATGCCGAAGAAAAACATAAGTATGAACTAGCAAAAGCTGAAAAAGAAAAAAATGATGCTTTGGCAAAATTAAATGCTTATGAATTAAAGGAACAGGCAACCAAAATTGCAAATGAAAAGGAATTGGATATATCCTTACTTGATATCATTGATTATTCAAAAGAAACTGCTGATAGTGTTAAAGAAAAGATTGAAAGTATAGATAATGCTTTTAAAAAAGCAATCGAAAAGAGAGTCAATGAAAAATTACAAGAAAAAAGTCCAAGAAATGTAACATCTGCTTTATTGAATGCAGATAGGGAATATTTAAAAAATAAATACAAAAATAATCCTTATTTTAAAGGATAAGAAAGAAAGGAATGATAAAATATGGCAGTATTATATGGAAGCCAACACGTAGATGAAAAGTATTCATCAACAATTGAACCAAATTTATATTCAGACACAGTCTTAATACCAGGAGTAACTTATACAGATAAGTATCAAGTAGGTCCTGCAGGGGGCATTTATGTTCATAAAATCAAGAAAGGAAATAAAGTAACAGTAGGAACACCAGGCAGAGATTTTACTGATGAAGCTGCAGCAGATGACTTAATACCTATTATTTTTAATAATAATTTCCAAAAATCAAGAAAAATTTATGGGGTACAAGCTAAAGCGGTTTCATTTGCAATGGGAGAAGAGTATTTAACTGATAGTTTAAATCAAACTAAAGAAGCACGCCAATATTCAGGAATTGCTTGTATGGTTAATGAAGGTACAGTTTCAACAGATACAGCAGCAACTACAAAAGCTAATCTTGTTGATAAATTAACAGCATTAAGAAAGGCAATAAAAGATGCAAAAGGTAAAGCAAATTTTGCATTAGTTTCGACTGATATTTATGCTATGGCATTATCTACATTAGGATTACAATCAGTTCAAGATCCTGCTATTGTAAGTGGAGAACTTATCAAAAGATTTGGATTAAACATTATTGAATGTAATTCATTTGATGAAGAAACAGCAAAATATTATGATAAAACAGGCACACTTAAAACAGTTGATTTAACAGATGTTGAAATGATTGTAGGTTATCATGAAGCATTCTCATTATTAGATAATATGGAAATGTATAGATTAATTGATAGTGAAAACTTTAATGGATCTAAAGCACAAGTTGAATATAACTCTGGTATGACAGTAAATAGTCCAGAACAAATAATTGTAAAAAAAAAAGTAGCGTAAGCTACGTTGTATCTTATGATGTAAATGGTGGCACAGGCTCTATTGCTCCAGTTACTTATACAGGAACACCAATAGACCTACCTGATGGAACAGGCTTAACTGGCCCTGAAGGGAAAACAGTATTTAAAGGATGGGCTAAAACATCCACTGCACAAAGTGCTACAGTAACAAGCCCATTTACACCAACTGCAGATACTACATTATACGCTGTTTGGTCAGCAGAATAATAGAAAGGAGCATCTAAATGGAAAAACTAATCGATGACTTATTGGAAGAAATAATTGATGATTTAGCAGATAACTATCGTAATGATGAAGATGTTTTATTATCACTGTTGGATGATGTCATAAATGATGCTCTTTCAATGTCCAACAGAAAATTTAAACCAGATAAAGAAACACAAATATTATTGTTAAAAAGTAATATAAAAAAAGCTACAAAATCAATTTATTTATTAAGGGGAACAGAAGATGTTGTTTCTAGTAGTAATAGTGGAACTTCTAATACTTATGAAAATGTTATGGAAACTATGCTTAATGACATTCTTAAACAAGGTAAAAGGATATTAATATGATTCAATTGAGAAAACTAGAAAATTGCATTTTACAGAGTTCGATTAAAGAAAAGCAAAACAATGGAACATGTAAAAATTATTATGTTGATATAAAGAATTATAAGATTGAATTGCAAGAATTAACGGATCAAGTAAGTGCAAATATATATGGAGCCAATATTAACAAAACATATAGAATTGTATCTCCGTATCATGAATTAGAAAATTATTTGCTAACAAAATTAACAAGTAATAGCGAAGACAATATTTCAAAATACTTTATTTCATTTAAAGGCAATAGATATAAAATTGTAGCTGTTAAAACAGGCTGGATTGATATTGAATTATTATGAAACCAATTGATAGTTTAAATAAAACAATTTTTAAATGGAGTGGAGTGTTGGAATCCAAACTAATAAATGCCCAACAAAAGACTGCTAAAAAAATATGGGAAGACATTGTTTCATCAGCACCAACAAGAAGTGGAGTTTATATTTCTAGTATCAAAGTAGCCAATACAGAAAAATCTAATGGAATAATTAAAACCTCTATTTTTTCTGATTTGTTGGTTGGAGGAGGTAATCCCAAATGGGCTAAAGTTCCACTTGGAGCATTATTGGAATGGGGAACAGGTATAAAAGGTGCTACAAGCAATACATATTCACATGGTTATGGATATAGGCTTACACCATGGTGTTATTATGATGAATATTTACATATGTTTGTTACCACTGATGGAATGATAGCAAGACCACATTTTCATCCATCTTTGTTAAAAAATAAACAATTTTATTTAAAGGAAATAAGAAAGGCAATAAAACAAAAATGAAAGAATTAAGAGAATTAATACAGTCACAGCTAAATGGAATTTCTAATGTTGATAGTGGAGTTCCAATTCCAGATGACATTGTTGAAATTGGAAAAACTTATTTTGGATATGAATTACAAGAGGATAATATTGGAAGTGATATGGAAAACAATTATACTATGCAAGTTAATATAACGGGAAGAATAGTTAGAAAAGATAATCCTAATGAAAATACTTTAGAAATAATTGATAATGCTTTGGCAGAAATAAAGAAGAAACTTAAAGGTTTGAATTTTAAATACAGTTATAAAGATATTACATTAGATAATGGTATAAGAAAAATTCTTGTTACTGGTAATGCTAAATATAACGAAATAAATAAAAAACTTATAATTTAAGAGCTTATGCTCTTTTTTCTATGGAGGGAGAAAAATTATGGAAGAAACTTTAGAATATTCTACTTTTAATGGAACAAAACTTGAGTATGCAGAAACAGAAAATGGAGAAAAAACACAAATAAAAGGACTTACAACTGTTCCTGATATCGGGGGAGAACCAAATGAAGTTGATACTACAACTCTTGATAATACAAAATATGAAACTTCTAAATATGGTTTAATGCCAGCAGTAAAATTGGCATATGAATACAATTTGGAAGATCCAAGCGCAACCGCTAATATAAAATTAGCGAGTGATTTAGAAGACTCTGGAAAAACTTATTACTGGTGGTTAACATTTCCAAATGGAATTATTATTTCATATAGAAGTGCAGTAAGAACAGATATTAAGGGTGGTTCTAGTGGAGATTTATTAAAATTTGGAATGTATCATAATCCTGTAAGTGAAATTACAAGGACAATTCCAACAACTTAAGATAGGAGGGTATAAAGATAAACTAGATTTGATTATTGATATCTTTATACCTTTTTTTATTTATAAAATAGAAAAGGAGAATTTATTATGAATTATTATATTATTACACTTAATGGAGAAGATATTAAGTTAAGATTAACCAGTGCTGATTCTGTTGAAATAGAAAAGAAAACTGGTGTAAAATTATTAGATTTTATACAAGATTATAGTATAACTACTATAACAACATTACTTAAATATATGAGAAGAAGTGATGTGCCTAATTTTAGCGAAAAAGATGCTTTTGTGTTATATGATAGACTAATTGACAATGGATATACGCTTGAAGATATTATTTTTAAAGTAATTTATGAAACTTGTGTTGTTTCAGGTTTTTTGAAGAAAAGCGACTTGGAGGACATGGAAAATTTCAAGAAGGAAAGCCAAGCAACGCTAATGGAAAAGAAAAAACAAGAAATATTACAGAAATAGTGAATGAGTTATATGATGAATTGTTGAAATTTGATTTAACTTATGAACAGATGTACAAAATGACAATTAGAGAATTGTTAAAAACGTTGGAACAAAGAAAAAAAGGACTGGCTTATAAAATGTGGAAAACGGCCAATTTAACAGGAGCTTCAATTGCTGGAAAAGAATTTCCATCAACTCCCGAAGAAGCATCACCAGAATTATATCCACCTAAAGTCAGTATAAAAATGCCAGACTTTTTAAAAGAAAAATGGTTAAAGAAGGGAGGTAAATAATGGAAAAAGAAACATTCGGTGTTGAGCTTGAGCTTATTACAAGTAAATTCAGTCAAAAAATGGAAACAATTAAATCAAAAATAAATAATTTTGGTAAAATTACTAAACAAAATTTTAATATTGTAATGCATTTGAATATAGAAACAGCAAAAAGAGATTTGGCATCATTAAAACAGGAATTAATTAGTTTTGTAAAATCTAAAGATAATTTTGTAAAACCAATAAAAATAGATTTTGATACAGATGGTAATTTAAATTTAGATGAATCAAGTTTAAAAAAATTATCTACGTATAGTATGAAAAGTCTGAATACAATAGAAAAACTATTAACTCAGATTCAAAGTTTATCACACGACATAAAAACATTTGAAACGAGTAAAATAGCCAAATTAGGACAAGCGTTCAGCACTATAAAAGCACCTATTGATAAGATAAAAACTTCTATAAAAGCATCTAAAAATGGAATGAATGAATTTAGTTCATCTGTTAATAAAGCATTTAAGAAAGGAATAGCAAGTGTAAAACGATTTGCACTTTCTTTGTTTGGAATTCAGACAATTTGGAGGGCTGTATCAAGGGCTTCATCTGCATATTTATCTCAAGATGTAGAACTTTCTAATAAACTGCAAGCAGTATGGATAGGCTTAGGTTCTTTATTAGCGCCACTACTTGAGAAAATAAGTAATTTTTTCTTAAAGCTAGTCGGTTATCTTAATGTTTTTATAAGAACATTAACTAATGTTGATTTATTGGCAAATGCTATGGCCAAAGCAAATAGTAATACCAAAGCAACATCAAACTCATTAAAACAATTAAAGGGGCAATTATCTGGATTTGACGAAATAAACAATATTGCTGATAATAATGCTGATACTGACACGGTTAATACAGGTACTGGTTGGACTGATGCTTTTTCTAATATACAATTAGATACAAGTTGGACTGAAATAATTACTAATTTTGGTAATTGGATGAAAGATAACTGGCCTATTGTAGTAGGATTAATCGGTGGTACAGCTGTTGCCTTAGAACTTGTTAAACTAGGTGTTAAAGGGATAACATCTTTAGGAATAGGAGTTATATTAGCAGGAATTGTTTATTCAATACACGCTTTAATATCATATATAAAAGATCCTTCATGGGAAAACTTTGGAAAAATTTTAACTGGAATAGGAGTTATATTAGCAGGATTTGCAATAATAATCGGTGGGTGGCCACTAGCCGTAGCAGCCGCTATTACTTTGGTACTAGGAATTATATTGCAGAACTGGGAAAAGATAAAAACATGGCTAAAAACAGCTGAAAATTGGATATATGATAAATTTATTAATCCAATAGAAAAGAAGTTTGGCTTGTTTGGACAATTTATCACAGAACCCATAAAGTTGGCAATTGATACAGCTAAAAAATTGTTTGGAGGGCTATTTACAGGCGTTAAACAAATTTTAGATGGAATTATACAGATATTTAAAGGCAATTTTAAAACAGGAATAGTAAGTGTGTTTAAAGGAATAGGAAATATTTGTATTGCATGCTTAAATACATTAATAAATGGTTTGAATGCAGTTATATCTCCAATAAGGTTATTAATTGTGGCAGTAGGAAAAGTTATGGGAAAAAATTGGTCTATGTCTAGCGTTAAAATTCCAACTATA